GGATCCGATCGAGCAGGTTGACCAGCTGTTGCACCTGAGTCTGCTTGGTGAGCAGCTTGAAGCTGGCCAGCGGCTGCACGATGAACCGGCCGATCAGCTGTTCCGGGCCGACCGTGTACCGATCGGTGTAGTTCAGGCCGGCCGAACCGACCTCGCGCACCACCTGCTCGTAGGACAGGAACTGCTGGTTGTTCCAGGCCATCTGGTTGAGCATCGGCTCAACGATCTGCATCTCGTAGTTGGCGATCATCGGCGAGATGCGCATCTTGCCCTGGTCGATCTCGGAGGTGTGCTGGGTCGCAGTCTTGCCGCCCTTGCCGAACGGATCCTCGGCGCCCATGATCGGCGACGTGGTGCCCGCGGTCTCGCGGATGTCCACGGTGAGCTGGTTCTCAGCCTTGAGCGCCGAGTCGGAGACCTTCGGGATGTGAATCGGCGCGATCGACTGACCAACCTGGGGAACCCGCAGGCACAACCCTGGCTGCAAGATCAGCTGCCCGTCGGGAATGTTGGCCTGGTCGCTTACCTCGAACATGGGGTTCGCTTCCAGCTGTGTCGCAGCCATGAGCAACTGGCGCTTCACATCCTTCTCTCGACTGAGCCTGGCGATCATCTCGATCGCACCGATGCCGTAGAACTCGTCCTCCAGGTCGATGGGCTTCCACGCCTGGTAGGGCTTCTTCTTGTGCCAGTACGGATTCTCGGTGATCCGCACGACGAGCTGCAGAGAATCGGGCTCGAGCATCACCACGTTGCAGATCTTGGTGGTGTAGGAGCCGTTCTCGTCCTTCACGACGAGAGGCCCCCACCAGTCGATCACCTCGTAGTGCGGCACGTGGGGAGCGCCTGACGCCTCCTGAGGATCGAACACGCCGTACGAGTAAGACTTCCTCTCCTTGAACTCGTCGTTGAAGCTGGCGTTGCTGGTGCCCGGGTGGTCGCGGAGTGCCTCGAGGCCGAGCCAATGACCCAGCTCCCCCATCTCCTTGACCTTGTAGTCCGGCCACATCGATCTGTCCGCGCACCACTCCGCGTCATCGATGCTCGAGGCGTTAGGAGGAGCCAGGAAGTCGAAGATGGAGACGTTCTCCATGTAATTCCCGTCGAAGGTGAACTCGCGGCTCTTGACCTCCTCGAGCTCGACCTTGGAACCACCGGGGATGTTCGGGTCGGGCCGCCGCTTGCCCACCCGGTAGGTCATGTCATCGACCTCTTGCTTCCACCAGAGCTTCTGGATCTGGGTGCCGTAGATCAGGCCATCGCGGATACCGCGAGAAGCCTTCTGGCCGTGCGCCATGGCGCGTAGCTGGCGCCGGCACAGGGCCTCCTGACTCTTGGAATTGTCGTCGTGCTCCATCGCCTCGGCGTAGAGCCTGAACCACCGCTCGGAGCCGAACAGGGTGCGGAAGATCTGCGGCTGGATCGACTCGACGATCTTGTACGGCTCGGGCGAATGCAGCGGCAGGCGGCCGTAGTTGAATTCGTTGATGGTCTCGCCGCGGTAGAGCCGATAGAGCACCAGCCACTTATTGCGCAAGAACTCCATCACGTTGAAGATGTCTTTGAGCCCTGCAGTCACGGCATACTTTGCTCGCAGAGCGACAGCAGGGCTCAGAGCAACATTCTTGTAGCCTACAGACTCCTCATAGAGCCTGGCCGATCGCTCAGGAGTGGAGTCGCCAGCGCCTTGCTCGGTGAGCTCGTAGGGGGCGTAGTCCGGCTTCGTATCCTTCCGGCGCTGATAAGAGCCCATGCCCCGCTGGCCACCGGCTGTGCCGGGATGCTGCGAGATCGTCAAGCCGTCCATGCCTCCGCGATCACCCATTACACGAGCCACCCCTCTCGGGTCTTCGGTCGACAGAACTGGTTGTGGAGCTCCTCATAGGTCACCACTTGTAGCACATCGTAGACCGGCCCGCCCCACCCTTCGACCAGACGGGCGCGGCCAGGCCACTGCGACTCATACCACTTCAGCCAGTGGATTGCACGGTGCAGGTCATAAGCCGACGTGCGCTTGGTGGCCGGATTGATGTCAGTGCCGAAGAAGTACCGGCTGCCCTTCTGCAGTGTGAAGCCCAGAAGATAGATCTCCGTGCTCCCCATCAGGTGCGCCGTCTGGATCGTGTAACCGATCGAGTTGCCTGTTGGATGGTATTCATCCGTCAAGCTTTTGGGCATGAACGGTAAGCTTATGCCGTTGCGTCTTACGCCATCATCGCACGTGACTGTGCCCGCGGGGCGGGCCACTTTGATATGGTAGGGCTGAATACGCTTTTGGCCGACCTGCCGAGCTATCGCTTCCCCCTTCATCGAAAACACACCGCCCCCGAAGATTCCTGCGTTGGCTACAACAACCAGGGAGTCGGGGCATCCGTTGACTGCATGTCGCTCGGAGTCATACACGCCCTTGTCCACGACATGCCAAATGCTGGGGACCAACGCTCGGAGGGTCCAGTTGGTGCCAATGACGAGTTGATCTCGGGCGGCTTCAAGTCCTGGGGAGTCAACCAGTCCGCCGGCTCCCCCAAGGATGAATACTGCGCGGCCGGTAGCAGTCCCTGCAAGCCAACGCGGGTCAGAACTTCGGCTGCGCGGTGCTTGTAGCTGTGCCGCCTTGAAATCAGGTCTGAGCATTTGCGTCCGATCGCCTCCGCTTCATCGGGGTGTCTGAGGTAATGGAAGACGAGCTCGAGGTAGTGCTCTGGGTCGGACGCCTGGGGGACGCCGGGGAACATGCGGGCGAGCTCGCTGCGGTGGTTGTCGGAGACCACCAGGGTGCCGCACGCCGCCATCTCCAAGAACCGCGGGTTGACGTGCGCGGCAGGTAGGTTGCCCTCATTCCAGAACCCGGTGCCCCACCGCGCCGGCACGCCCGCGGGGATAGTCAGCCCCTTGGGTACCGGATAGCCCTTGTGCCGGTTGACGATCCGCTTCAAGTAGCACTCCTCGGTCATCCACGGCGAGCGATGCACGTTGAGCCCGACGACGCAGTTGGCATACCACTTCGGGTGAGCCGAATATGGGATCCAGTCCTTGCGCCCCTTCATTACCGCCTTGCGCAAGTAGTGGAAACAGGCGCCGGTGACCAGGCGATCAACTGGGCCGAAGAACTCCGGCCGCGGCGGCAGCGAGCCGTTGCCGATGAACAGCGCCTGGAGCTCGCGGGCCAACCCGCCCTCGCCGTCGAAGTAGGGGCGCGGCTTGAAATGGTCTGTGTGCACTCCAGGTGGGAGGTAGAAGACCCCCTTGCGGGACGCGCGCGAAAGCCGGTGCACCTCGGTGGTGCAGGGGTCCATCGTGAAGACGTAGTCGAACGCGGGGCTGTAGCCGGCCGTCTCGCCAGTCTCGTAGGGCTCGTCGCAGAGGTAGGTCGCAGTCTTCACGTTGCGCTCGCACAGCCGATTGATGAACCCTTCGTTCGACGCGGCGCGGCCGTGATGGGCGAAAACCAGGTCGGGTTGCCAACTGGCAACGTTCTCGGCCATGGGCTTGGCGAAGTAGTCCCGCCCGACCGAGAGGATCGAAGGGACTCCCCGACGAGTCAGGCTGCGGCGGAGCTCGCCGATATCGACCACCTGCACGGTGCAGCCGATCGACTCGAACCCCCACTTCCAACCCATCCGGTAGTCATCGCTGAAAACCAGGCGTGAATCGTCAGCCAACAGAATTCGCGGCGGCTGGCCGGGCTTTCGGCCGATCTTCCTGCTCTTCATGGGTGTCGAACCTAATTCCCGGATGTGCCCAGATGCGCCAGCTTTGCGCAGCCGCTGCCGTTGCCAGATTTTCATACAGCTTCGCATCGTCGAGAAGGGCAAAGATATCGGTGAACTCCTGACGCCGAGCCAAGATGATCTCGCCGCCAGGCCAGCGCCGCGGCGTCGCGACGTGCGGCGCCAGATCCTTCGCCGGCCCTTGTGCCTCCCAGGTCGTGCAGAGCAGAGCCTTGGGATCCTTCTGCAGACACCAACTCATCCGCTGCACCCACATCGCATCACGAATGGTTTGGTGCACTGGAACGATGGCGATCATCGGCGCCGTGCAGTGCATCAGGCCGCGCACCACCGCCTTCTGGTAGGTCGTGACCTCATCGTTGAGCAGAATCTGCCACGGCAGGTTCTGAGTCGAGAGGTACGCCTCGGAAGCCTCGAAGTCCTGGTGCTTGCCGCCCTCGAGGGTCAACACCACCTTGCCGGCCAGCGGCGTGCAAGAAACCGCGGCAGGCAAGGAACCATGAATGTGAGTCTCAGCTTCCTGGCCCGTCACCTTCAAGGCCCGGTGTGCCATCAATCGGTACTGCGGCTTGCTCGCCGACATGACGATATCGAGCATCAATCATCTCCCTCGCCGTCTTGACGACGTATTTCCGGTTGCAGGCCCGCGAGCAGAACTGACGCTGCCCCCCGGCCCGGGTTTGCATGGTGCGCCGGCACTGCAGGCAATCAAACGATCCACTCGCCGCTCCCTGGTTCACTGGGCGCCTCCTGTGCTACTATGCCCTGGCTGGCCGGATCGCGCATGCCCGCCTGTTGCTGCAGCATGGCGAACATATCGATCTGGCCGGCAGCCATCGCTCGCTGGGCTTGAATGGCTGGCGTGCCCTGACTCGGGTCGTGCGGCGTCACCACCGCGGCGTTAGCCGCCTCATGCTGCGAAGCCTGCAGCTCCTCTCGAGTCCGCGCCGCGAACTGGTACTGGCCTCCCTGGTGCAGCGCCAGGTTGTTGCCAGCGACTGGCTGGCCCGAAAGCAAGTCAACGCTGTTCTGCACGCACTGCAAGATCCCCTCCATGCACTGCAGGATCCACGGCTGCGGACCGTATGCCTGCGACAAGATCACGGCCACCGCGTTCGCGGCTTCCCGGGCGACTGGAAGGTACTGTCGTTTGGCTTTTGGGGGTGGAGCGTTTCTTGGTTGGGTGGATGAGTATTCGACGATCGCCATAGGTCATGGCCTCCCTGGTTTGCCTTGGTGGTCTCCCGTGCGGGATAGCCATAGTCCGGGTTGTACTGCCCGTTGATGATCGGCTGATGAACCCGCCGGATGGGCTGTTGCGACCAACCCGGCGGGGGATGCGGACAGTAGAAAATTGGCTGATTGCGGTTGGTCTCGTCTTTCT